GGCGACGTCGCAGCAATAGCCTACGCTGACGCGTGGGCGCCGCTGGGCATCAACGTCGGGCCGGTGCAGAGCATCACCTCCATCACTTACCTGTCGACGGCCAACACAACGCAGACGCTGGGGGCGAGCTACTACTACTCCGACCTCAACAGCCAAATCGCACGCATCCGTTTCGTCAATCCGCCGGACCTGTACGATGACGCCCTCAACCGGGTGCAGGTGAACTGCGTCATCGGCTACCCTGAGGCGTCCGTGCCGAAGCCTATCCTGCAGGCCATCCGTATCCTGGTGGGACACTTCTACGAAAACCGGCAGCAGGTCGTCACCGGCACCATCGCCACCGCCGTACCCTTTGCGGTGGAGGCCCTGCTATCACCCTACCGCCTGCTGCATCCATGAAGATAGGAACCCTTGACCGCCGCGTAGAGATTCAGAACTATGTGACCACGCGCGACACATGGAACTACCCTGTCGAAACATGGTCGACGCTGGCGGAGGTATGGGCGTCGCGCCGCGACCGGAGCAGCGGCGAAGTAACGGAGGTTATGAAATCGGTGCAGCTGAACCGCACGGAGTGGACGGTGCGCTACCGCTCCGACGTAGACACCACCATGCGCATCATGCACGACAGCACCTACTATTACATCGTGGGCATCGTGCAGATAGGCCGCAAAGAAGGTCTGCTGCTCATCACTGAACTTCGCGACTGATGGACATCAGGCCGAAGTCGAAGGTCATCAAGTCGCAGCTCGGCAGCTTCGGCTTCGACGGGCGCCAGCTGAAGGCCATCGAGGACGAGCTGATGAGCATGCCGCTGCGCTACCGCGCCAAGGCACTCATCGGCCCTATGAAGACCGCGCTCGGTATCACCAAACGCCAGGCGGCAGCTAACGCGCGTGCGAGCGCCCGCACGGGCAACCTCGCCAAAGCTATTCAAGTAGTGGAAGGGAAGGACAAACGCTACACCTACGTGGTGCTGCGCGTCAATCCGAGGACCAGCTACTACCTCCCGGCACCGGCGTGGATGGACCGCGGCCAGCCACAGCTGCAGCGCCCTATCAAGTACGCCCACCTCGTTGCCGGAGGCACAAAGGCAGGGCTGCGCACCAACCGCGAACTGCAGGACGGACGCCGCAAACACTTTACCGTACGCAACGAGGAGAGCGGAAAGGTGCACCGCCTGTCGCAGTGGCTGACCCCTAAGGTGCCAGGCATCCAGCACCCCGGCACGCCGGCAAACAACTTTATTGAAGACGCATGGACGGCTACGCAGGATGCGGCTGAAGCCAAGTTCCGCGACATCGCCATCGACCGCATTCTCAAGTTCAAAAACAGGCAAGGCTTCAAATGATAAACCACATTATCGACATCCTTATTGAGGACGGTGCGACGGGTGCTATCACCACCAACAGCCGCATCTTTCCGCTAGCTCGCTTGCAGGGCAGCGCCGTGCCTGCTGTAGTGGTGCAGCTGACAAACACCACGCCCGTCGACACACACGACGGGGTCGCCACCGTAGACGAACATACCGTACAGGTGACGGCTATAGCTGAAACCCCTAAGGCATGCTACGACCTGGGCGAGGTGGTGCGTTTGGCGCTCGATGGCTACACGGGCGGAGACATCAGCAGCCTGCGCTTTGTCACGCAGGCCACGGACATCTTCGAGGCGGACGACCTGTTCACGATTACGATGCAATTCGAGGTGGCGCTGAACCGCTCCGAAGTGAGCGTGCCCACCAGCGCAGCGGTAGGTAACGACCTTGAAATCCGCGGCGCGCTATACTATCAAGTGCGCGACATTGAGCTGGAGCATAATACCACCTACACCGTAGGCACCGCCGACTACTGCATCTTTGCCAACTATGCAGAAGCCCGCGACACAAAGACGGCCACGCTGCGCCTGCCTTCTGTGGCTGTAAATGAAGGCCGCGTCCTGCGCGTAAAGACAGGCTCCAACCTCAGCAATCAGCGCACCTTTGTACTCGAGCCAAACCCTAACGACGGCAGCACCATCGACGGAGCCGCATCGGCCACCATGGACCGCGACTACGACGGCATCACGCTGCTCTGCCATCTTGGCGAGTGGTACGTCGTACAGCGCAAAAGCAAATAATTGACACTCCCTATCTTCACCAAAAATCTGAACCATTATGGCAACTACTGGAAAAATCCGCTCTAACGCCATCGGCGTGTACATCTCCAACACCGCCCTCCCGGACGCAGGGCTCACCTACGTAGGCCCAACCTTCGGAGACGGAGCTACGGAAGACGACGACTTCGAGCTCATCGCCTGCGCGACCTCCGGCTCGTTCTCAGGCTCTATGGAAGTCATTGACGCAACGACCAAAGACAACGACGGCCAGCGCGAAATCCTGACCAGCGCCCTGTCGTGGTCTATGTCTTGCGACGGTCTCATCGACTACAGCACGGCAGCAGGCAGCAAGTCGGCCATTGAGCTGTTCGACATTTGGAAGGCAAAGACCAAGGTGCGTATCGCATGGACCACGGGCGTAGACGGTGACGTCATGCTGTGGGGCGACGCCTACATCACCAGCTACGAGGAGACCGCCGGATTGAACGAGGTGGCCACCTACGCGGTGCAGTTCGAAGGCGACGGCTCTATCACTAAGTCCATCATCGACGACGCGAACGTGGCATTCACGAACAACAACGACTAAGTCGCTGTAACTTCGGGGCATGACTAACACGCTCCGCGGACAATTCGACGTGAAGCTCGGGGGCGACCTCGAGCTTCCGTGTTTCCTGAACCTCCACGCCGTGAACCTCGTCTGCGAGGAGCACGACCTGAACCTCACAGGCTTCCAGCAGGCGCTGGCCGAGAAGCCTCTCAAGTTCCTGCCGCTCTTTATTTGGGCTGGGGTGCGGACCGCTGCTGTCTTAAACGACAGCGAGCTGCCTATCACCTTCGAGAAGTTTAGCGTGCTGTTCGGCTCTACCGACTGGTCAGAAATCACCGAGAAGGTGGGCCTGGCCATGGCTCTTGACGCGCCAAAAAAAGCGACGGCTCGGGGCCAGCAGAAGAGCTAACGCTTCGAGCCCTGTACGTCGAAGCTCTGCGCCGCGGCCTCAAGCCGCCCGACTTCTGGTGTAGTACCTTCGGGGAGGTGATGGTAATGCTACGCACATACGAGCACAGCGATGAGCTGGCGTGGATGCGGACCTCGGCGATGATGGCCATGCAGGCCAACATCCACCGCGGAAAGAATTCACGGCCGTATGACTGGAACGACTTTAACCCGTACGCTTCGCAGCGTCGCAGGGCCACGCCACCTCCGAAGATTACCCCCAAGATGGCCGACCTGTTCGGCCGCATGGGAAAAACTATGAAGCATGGCCAAGAAAAACGCGGTACTTAATATCATTTTCGGCGCCGACACCAAGGAGCTGGACAAAGCTCTGCAGGGTGTAGCGAAGCGTCTGCGCAGCACGGCCGACGACCTGAACGGGCTAGGCCAGTCGCTGTCGCTCGGCTTGACTGCACCCATCGTGGCGTTTGGGGCGCTCGCCACGAAGAACGCCGTCGACAGCGCCAAGGCTATCGCACAGGTGGAGGCTGCCGTCAAGTCGACCGGCGGAGCGGCCGGCCGTTCGGTCAGCCAGCTTGAGGAGATGGCCACAGGCTTGCAGCGCATCAGCCTGTACGACGACGACCAAATCCTCAAGGAGGTCACGGCCAACCTGCTCACCTTTACCAACGTCACTGGCACCCAGTTTGACAAGGCGCAGGTGGCTATCCTCAACCTGTCGACCCGTTTGGGCACGGACTTGACGAGTGCTTCGGTGCAGGTAGGCAAGGCTTTGAACGACCCTATCAAAGGCGTGACGGCCCTTGGCCGCGCCGGGGTGCAGTTCACCGCAGAGCAGAAGGAACTCATCACTACGCTCACGGAAAGCGGCGACGTGGCCGGTGCGCAGGCTATCATCCTGGGTGAGCTTGAAACCCAGTTCGGAGGAGCAGCGGAGGCAGCGGCCAACGTCGACCCCTACACGCAGCTGGCCAACGAAATCGGCAACCTGTCAGAGGACTTTGGCGTCATCATTAACGATGCTATCAGGCCGCTAGTTCGGTATGTACGTGAAGCGGTGGATGCTATCAAAGGCTGGAGCGACGCGACAAAGACAACGGTGCTCGTGATTGGTGGGTTGCTCGCTGCACTTGGCCCTACCCTTATCGCGGTGGGTGCTCTGATTAACTCCTACACTACTATCAAGGGCGCGCTGCTGGCAGCTAAGGCTGCGCAAATCCAAATGAATTTGGCCACCTTGGCCAACCCCTACGTCGCTGCTGCTGCGGCTCTTGCCGTGCTGACTCTTGCGATGCTAAACTACAAAACCGAGACGGAGTTAGCAGCGGAAGCGAAAGCCAAATTTGATGCGCAATTAGAAGGCAAAAGCCTTGAAGACAAATACAACATCGTCCAGACCGAGCTTAACAAAACAATTAAGCAGCGCGCTGTTGTAACGGATTTATTAGCGGCTGAGCAGGAAAGGCTGCGCAAGGGAACCGTCGCTTTAAGTGCGGGGGCAGCGGCCGCCACAGCCGCGGAAAAACCTCTTACTGTTGAATACGCCAAGCAAATTGAAGCCCTTGACCGGCGTCGTGATGAATTAGCGAAACAAGCTCAAGGCATACGCAACGAGATAAAGGAAAGTAAGCGACAGACGCAAGCAACAAGGGAGAACACGGAGGCACAGCGTGACTTGGCTGTAGAGATTCCAAAGATTGAGCAAGCCAAAGATGACTACAACAAAACCCTTGATGACACACTTGCAAACATTGACGCTGAGTACAAAATTACTGGTGACTTAAACGAGCGAATTGAGAGTACAGCTGAAGCATACAAGCGCGCAGCCATTGCGGCTCAGCGTTTGGGCGACGTAGAGCGAGCCCAAGAACTGAAGGAGTTAATGCGAGGCCAACAAGCAGCCCCTATAAAGATTCCGGTTCAATTTCAAGAATTTGCTATTCCAGCTTTAAACGACAAAAATCTAAAAGGAAGTATACAACCCCTTGGCGACATCGCTGAAGGTTTTAGGACTGCAGAAAAAGCCGCACAAGAATTTGCGCAAGCGGTGGATACAGCTGTTGAAGAGGCAGCCGAAAGCATGGCCTACAACTTCGGCGAGATGCTCGGCACGGCCATGGCTACGGGCGACGGCATGCAGGGCCTCGGGCGCATGGTGCTGGGCACCCTCGCCGACCTCGCCGTGCAGGTGGGAAAGATTGCCATCGGTGTAGGTATCTCCGTTGAAGGCATCAAGAAGGCGCTGCAGTCGCTCAACCCCGTCCTCGCCGTTGCCGCAGGTATCGCCCTCGTAGCGCTCGGCTCCTACGCCCGCACCCGCCTAAGTCAAAGCGCTGGCGGTGGGGTGCCTGCCTTTGCGCAGGGTGGATTGGTCACCGGCCCGACGCTCGCCATGGTGGGGGACAACCGGAGCGGCAAGGAAGCCATCATCCCCTTCGAGCGCATGGGCGAGTTCCTGCAGATGGCAGGAGCCGGGCAGAGCAACGCCAACGTAACCGTCACAGGCCGACTACAAGGGCGCGACCTCGTCATCAGCAACGAGCGCACCACGTTCAACCGTAACCGCACCAAATACTAATGGCCATTCGTCTGCAGTCCGAATTCAGCGACAACCTCGGATTGACCTATCAGGTTAACATCCATGACGACACCTACACGGGTGCTGTCATTCCTTTTACTATAGGTGCCGACGGCTTTGTCTTAAACTATGAAGGAAACGTAGAGACCAGGTACGAGCCTATCATCGGCAGCTTTCTCGAGTTCACGTTAATTGAGCAGAACAGTAATCACAGCGATTTCCTTTCCGATTTAATTATTGCGCCTGAAGGCCGCTATTTAGTAAGCGTGCGCTTTGACCCTGATGGTGTAGACACGTTCTATTGGGGCGGCGTGATTCTTGCCGAGCAGCTCATGCTGGCAGACCAAGCGTATCCTATCGAAAACCGCATCCGTGCGACGGACGACTTGGCCAACCTCAAGGATATACTGTACAACGACAACGGCTCGCCATACACCAACGCTGGCTTCGGTTACACCTTTATTAAGCACCTGACCCTGGCGTTGTCGAAGCTGCGTACCACTTCGCTGTGGGCTAATGACACGCCATTCCTGCGGGCTGTGGCAAGCTACACGCCTGGCAACATCACAACGGGGGACTACTACAGCAACTTGCGCGTGACGCATGCAACCTTTTACAATTACGAGGAGGATGCAGACCAGAAAAACTATTATGATACTGCTTTCGTCCTGGCACAGTTTGCTATCAGCCTGGGGGCGCGCATCTATCAGGCCAACGGCACATTCTGGTTTACGCCTGTAGGCAAGCAGGTGGCAAGTGCTACGCTTTCCGCATTGGCATACGACAAGCAGGGCGACTATTTGAGTGCTTCAAACGTCAGCACAAATATCGACATTGGCGTCGGTATCAAAAAGCTCCGCGGCTGGCAGTATGGGTACCAGCTTCCGCTGAAGAAGGTGCGGCGTTTATTTGAACACAACAACGCAGGCCCGGCCTTTGTTGCCAACTATGGACCAGCCGACCACGGCACAACCACCGTAGTCCTTAATGAATTTGATTATGCGAACGGCCAGGTTTTCCAGCTGCTCCTGCATAACGTGTGGAACGAGGACAGCGACTATCCTGGCGAAAACAACTACCGCTTTCAGCGCCGCATCAAACTCAAAGTCAAATGTGGTAATAGGTACCTAAAAAATACCGTTACAAACACAGCGGCGACAGCCTACCTCCCACCATTTGGGGAGGCAGTTTCTTACACGTATCCATCTCCACAAACTGCGTCATGGACCACCAACGCGTCCGACAGGTTTACCATTAGCGGTGCGCCGCAGAGCGCTGCTACTGACAACATCGGCGACGCGCAGTTTTTTCAGATTGACCTCCCACCACTACCGACCGACCTGTCTGGTATTGAGGTGACCGTCTATTTTGACGTGCTTGAGTTAGACGCCGGGGTAAATACGGACCAGACCAACGCCGCACAGCCCAACACCTACGTCATCCTGCGCTACAGCGGAGAAGCAGAGGACGCCGTGGCATATAGCGCGACCAGCTCAAATGCCAACACTGCCGTACTAGAGCAGGAGCGCGTCATCCTTGGGGATGCATTTGAAACCATTGCAATAGGACGTATTGAAGTAAAGACAGGCAGCACCACGTGGGACGACCCAACAACGTGGACCAGCTCCGTCGTTACATCAGGGACGCAGGATTTGCACGAGTTAGGAGTCCGTGAAATTCTTTTCGGACAGAATACGCCACGCCTCCGGCAGAGCGGCCAGGCATATCTGCCGGTGCAGCTAACGGTGCCACAGATGTACAGCACCTTTACGTACGACGGCCGCAGGTATGCGCCATACACACTGAACTACTACGCGAAGGAGCGACTGCAAGACCTTGAGCTTTACGAGTTGCACGCGGCGGACGGCGACATCACTGTCGCAGTAGATGAGCGCATCCGTAAAGGTCCAAGGTTTCAAAACCTGACTAACGACGGCGGGAATAAATCACTGCAGGCGCAAATAAGCAGCAACCTGCAAGGGGCAAGCCTGTCGTCTGACATCAGTGTCGCCTCCGATGACGCGGAGCTGAATACCATATTTTTACCGCTATCCTTTACTAAGGTCCGATAATGGCAAACAACTATAAAGTCAAGAACTTCAGCAACAGCACGACTAACACGTCGCAGGTGCTGTTCGAGGCATCGGCGTCCACCACGCTGGTGAAGTCCATCATCGTGAACTGCGACAAGACCAGCCCCAGCGCCACTGGCACGCTGAAAATAAAGAAGAGCGGCGGCGCCGAGGAGCTTATCAAGCGGGTGACAGTGACAAGCCAGGACGTAAGCACGGACATGCTGTACGACGTGCTGCCGCTCGAGGCCGGTGACAAGCTTTACGCCACCAGCAGCGACACCGACTTGAACTGGATGATGTCGTGGGTGGAGAACAACAACGGCATTATCGGAGCTGCACTGGATTCCCTGACCGACGTAGACACCACCGGCGTAGCCAACGGCAACGTGCTGACGTATAACAGCACCAGCGGCAACTGGGAACCGGAGGCGCCCGCAGCGGGTGGCGACATCTTCAAGACCATCGCCGTCGCAGGGCAGTCGAGCATCGTGGCCGACAGCACGACCGACACGCTCACCATTGCAGCGGGCACCGGTATCACGCTTACCACCGATGCCACCACGGACACCTTGACCATCACCAACAGCGCGACGGGTGCCAACGCCTTCGGCAACGTGGCGGTGGCTGGGCAGACAACGGTGGAAGCGGACTCTACAGGGGACACTCTTACCCTCGTTGCAGGAACGGGGGTAACAATTACCACTAATGCGACGACGGACACGGTCACAATCACGAACAGCGTGACGGCGCCTAACACCTTCGGCACTATCGCCGTAGCTACGCAGTCGAACGTCGTGGCAGACAGCACCACAGACACGCTGACACTTGCAGCGGCCGGTGGCATGACCATCACCACCAACGCCACCACCGACACCATCACGCTCGACAGCGCGCGCTTGGATGACGACAACGTGACGCTGTCCGGAGTGCGGACGGTGGACCTCAACGGGGAGAATTTCTACTTCCGTAACGGCAGCGACACGGTTATCGACATGGAGCCGGATGTCATTAAGATGTGCGATGTCAACGTGCAGTCAGTTTATACCGGAGAAGGAGCCTTCATGCGACTGTGGGAAGCCAGCTCTAATGGCCTGAACTATGTAGGCTTTAAAGCTCCAGCATCACTGGCCGCGTCAACATCTTGGATTCTGCCTTCTGCCGACGGCACCTCGGCACAGGTGCTGCAGACCAACGGCTCTGGAACGCTTTCGTTTGCTTCTTTGCCATCGGCACCTAACACCTTCGGGACTATCGCAGTTTCGGGACAGAGTAACGTGGTCGCAGACAGCAGCACGGACACCCTGACCCTCGTAGCAGGAACGAACGTAACCATAACGACCGACGCAAGTACGGACAGTATCACGATAGCAGCGACGGGCGGAGGTTCAACCAGTCCGGCGGGTAGTAACGGACAAATTCAGTACAACAACGCGGGAGCGTTTGGAGCAGAGGCGGCCCTCTACTACGACGCTACGAACAACCGGCTTTCCGTAGGTGGTAACGCGGTTCCAGCAGGAACAATCACAAGCCGGGGAGCAGGGACGACTACCGGCACGACTTTGTTGTGCGAAGACAGCGGAGGTGCCGCGCGGTTTACGGTTTATGACCGTGGCACGATGTTTACAAACGAACGCAGCGACGTAGCTGCAAACGTTCACAGCTTTGTATTCAACGCCACGAAAGACCAGTATTGGCGGCCGACTATCGCATTTAAAAACACGTCTTTTACTTCTGCTATCGCGGCGTGGTTAGGTGACACGAATACCTTGGGATATTTTGGCACCCTTGGGGGTACGGCAGCCATTGGGGGTCTTGGACTGTACGGCGCGTGCGCGACTACGGCCTCCCTTTCGGCATGGCAAATGCAAGGCTTTCACGGAAGCACCGCGCCCACAGCGGCAATCATTCGCTTTGTTGGAACAAAATACGCAGGCAGCGGCTCTGGCAGTGCAATGCTGGCCGGACTTGCAGACGCAGAGCCTATCATTCATGTCGTCAACAGCGGAACTAATACGGGCGCATTAACGCGTGTTGCTATACTTGGCTCTGGGGCGATGGGACTTCGCAACACCGCGCCCACGTCATCGACTTCGCTGACCGTACGAGGTCACGGAACGGGAACGGGCATTAGCCTACTGGTAGAAAACAGCGGCGGCACCGCCCGCTTCACCGTACGGGACGACGGCGCGTACGCATTTGCCGGGGGCACGGTAGGTGCGGCGCAGACGGGATACACGACCTTTACGAACCTGACTACCGACCGCACCTGTGACGCCAACGCTACGACGGTGGAGGAACTTGCGGACATCCTCGGCACACTCATCGTGGACCTCAAAACGAAAGGAATCATCGCAGCATAACATGGCACTACAAAAAACAATCTCTACCCCCTACGGGGTGGACCTGACCTACTGGAAGGTCACGCGGCTCAACATCGACTGGTTGAACCAAATCGGCGAGGTGTTCTTGGGAGGCTGGCCGAACCAGCAGGCACGCCTGAACGGAGTGCAAGCCCTCGAATACAAGACGCAGGTATTCCGTTACGACGACTGGCCGTTCACGGCTGACGGCTACAACATTACCGAAGCATACGAGCGGCTTAAGCTGCCTATTATGGAACACGTAGGGCAGGGCGAAATGCACGACAACAACCCCTTCACCGGAGCGACCGACGTCTACGAGCCCGGACAACCCGGAGAGCGGCCATGAACTACGTAATTAGCGCGGAGTTGCGGGAAGCCCTCCTAAACTATCTTGTTTCTCGCCCCTATTCCGAGGTCGCGGCCGGGGTACAAGCCTTGCAAAATCTGCAACCGCTCGATGGCGAAGGCTAAAGCACAGGCGCAGCCCGCCCGCATCGAACGGCAGGTGAGCAGGCCATGCGTCCACGCCAAGACAAAGCAGGGCACGCACAAGCGCGGGAAGAACTGGCGCAAGCCGTACAAAGGACAGGGCAGGTAATTCACCTGCAGTATATTCGCCGCCATGGACATACAAGCACTGTACTCCCTACTTGCTGCACTGGGCGCCGTCGTAGGCGTATACGTCAAGATGAGCAACGAGCTGGCACGCCTCAAGTCCCGCGTCATACAGCTCGAGCT